CTCGTGTACTTTGCGAACAGTTGCTTGAACTTGGCGAGATCGCCAGCCGCTTCACGCACGGCTCGGGCAGTCGCTTCCTTGGGATCAAGGATCGAACCACCCTCATCGGTCACGGTGTGCTGCGCCACGGTCGGAACATTCAGCGGCAGGCGGGCCATCGTGGCCTTCCAGAACGCGATCTTCGCGCCGGGGTTGGCAGCGTCCGACAGTTCCTCCACCATGCTGTTGCGGAACTTGCCACAGCGGTATCCGTCGCGGATCATGGAATCGACTTCCTTGCCGAACCGCTCCAACTTCAACTGCTTCTCAAGTTCCTGCACGCGTGCGAACAGAGCCTTCGTGCTCTTGTCACCCTTGCTCATCTTGGCCTTTCCGCCATAGGCGGCTTCCATCTCCTCGTCCTCTTCTTCTTGCTCGCCCTGATGCGAGCCGATGTCGACATGCACGCCGTCGGCGAAGTTCTCTTCGTCCTCGTCGCCGTCCATTGGGCCAGCGAACTCCATGCCCTCGGCGGCCATCGCCTCGGCATCAGCCTCCTCGGCCATCTTGTCCTCGTCCTCGTCAACCGCGCACTCCATAGCGGCAGCAGCCTCAAGAGCCTTCTTGGCCTCCTCGTCGGCTTCCATCTTCTTCTTCATCTTGCTGGGCATGTTCTTTCCTTTGGTTCCTGCGGACGGGACGAAGGTGTTGAGTCCTCCGCCGACGCCAATTTCATCAAACTTTTCCTTGGAGTCAATAGAAACGCGCACCACTCCAAGCGGACGCTCAAAGACCACCTTTGAGCCGTGCTTCGTGAACCGAGTGTCAGGCAGCGGCCTGCGTGGCGTATCGCGCCCAAGCAGAGCCACCTCCGACAGATGATTGTCCTTCCAAATCTCCGCGCTGCGGCGAGGGAATGCGTTGGTCGCCAGCAGCGAATCGAACGCCTCCTTCGGCATCTCCACATCGCCGACCACATAGGCAACGCCGTTGCGCTCTTCGTAGCGAACGCTGGTGATGTCGCCGACCGCCTCGGGCCGCGTGGCCTTGCCGTCCTTCTCGTGTTCAATGACGAGTTTCGGACGCGAGCCGCGCTGGATGAACTTCCCGGTGCGTGAAACGATGTCGCGCACCTTGCGATTGTCGTACCCCTGCATGGCCTCGTCATCGTCCGAGTCGATGGACGGATCGAAGCCCATGAACAGTTCAAGGTTCTTGATGCGAACCTTTCCTTCTTCGGTCTTCTCGACGGTGTGGGATGCTGGCATGTTCAATCTCGCAGCGTCAAAACCGCAGGCTTTGGAGAGCCGTTCACAACTGGATACACATCAACTAGCACGGGCTTTCCTTTGGCATTGCCCTTGATTGATGCGAGCATTTGCTTTGCAATTGCCTTTGCCTCTTCCAAAGAACGGACGGAACGATGTCCGACAGGCTCGTTTCCAACATGCGCTGCAATTGAATAGGTGACATCATCCGCAAACCGCTCCTTGCGGCCCTTGCCGAAGTAGAAGCGATCCTCGACCTTGAAGGTCGCCTTCGCTCCGGGGCGGGAGGCACGCAAAATCTTTCCGGTATTGATTCCAAGAGCAAGCATTGCATTGAATCCCTGCGGCACCGATGCGCCCGAATCAATTGCCAATTTCCACAAGCGACGAAGGGACTCTGCTGTTAGCGGATCAGTCTTGTAAGTCACAGATGAACCGTCTTTTTGTCGAACGGTGAAAGACTCTGTTTTTGCCATCATGTCCTTCTCGCCGGGGCGGGACATATTGGCGAGGCGTTCAAGTCCAGCAAGACCGCGAGCATCCTTTGCGGGCATGGTTTCAGCCTTTCGCTTCAATGCTGCGATGGTTCCAGATTCAATGCGACCAAATCCGCGCAGATCATCCCACCAATACAAAACTCCATACTGCGATCCGACATCTGCTTCGATTTTGTAAGAACCACCACGCACCTTTGCGGTGTGTTCCTCAATCGGCTTTCCGTGTCGCGTCGTCTTGGTCACTTCCCAATTAGCCATTCTTCACCTCCACATTCCAGTAGCGTCCGATGGACTGCACCGGAGCCGTCGCGCTGTAGCCGTTGCTCGCCACGCGGCGAGCGAAGTTCCCAGCCACATCGCCGTCCTCAAACGAAATGACCAGCGCACCGCCGCCAGTCTCGACCGCACGCCACCCGCCCTCGGGCATTTGCTTCTCGGAGAGCAGTTTGCCAAGCATGGGCGAGGACGAAGCCGCCGCAAACCCCTTGCGATCAAGGCTCGACGCATCGAACCGCTCGGGCTGGCCGGGGCGAGAGAACGATGAGGTTCGCAAAATCTGCGCCAACACTCCTGATGGAGTGCCGCGCTTGGTCAGTTCTTCTTGAAGCGTCAAAATGTCGCTTCTGATTCCCGATGTTGGTTTCCCAAGGCTCTTGGTGTAATTGAAGAAGGTTGACAGACGGTAGGCTTCTTGCTTGAGCGCATCTGTTGGGATGTTCGCCCAACCCGCAAACCGCTCGGGCTTCTCATTCTTCATTGGCACGCAGTTCGGCACGGTTCGACCGTCCTTGCGCTTCGTGCCGACAGGCTCGTAGCCATCCCAGCACGCTTCCGACAGATCGAACTCGTCGGGCTGGCCGGGGCGGGAGAAGGCCAAAACATTAGCGGCGCGAGCAACCGCAGACCATCCCTTGTCCTCCCAAAACTCCGGATCATCCTCAAAGATTCTCTGCATTTTGCCCATTGCGCTCACCGCTTCATCGGTGTTGCGGGCGTGGTTAGAAATCCAATTTCGCAAGTGTCCCAACTCTTGCGAAGTCATTCGTCGCTCAAACCGCTCGGGCTGGCCGTGCTTGCCGAAGTAGAACCGATCTTCTGTCTTGTTGGTCATCGTTTGAATCCGGGGTCGGGGTAGTCGCCTCTGTCGATGATGCGTTGCCGGGTTGCGTTATACCGTGCAAGCGCAGCACGATCTAGAGTTTCGTCCTTGCGGATGAAGCCCATGCTCTTGGCCTCATCGAAGGTCACAGGCTCTAGCGAGCCTCGGCAGTTGAAGCCGTTCGGCGGCACAAGACCCTGCGAGCGCATATCACCCGCCGTGGCGATGTAGCCGTCCATCTGCCAATGCGATCCGGGGTTCTTGCTCTTGCCCTTTGGGCGGTACACGCCGCCGGGTGCGCCGCGCGTCCGGCTATCGTGAATCTCGACTAGCCGCACAAGTGGAGCCCATCGCGCAACCGCTGGGCTGTCCATCGTTTCGGCTGTGGCTTCGTTGTAGGCCGTTGCCGTGTTCGTGCGGTAGACCGTCTCCAGACGCGCCGAGGTCATGCCGATGATGCCCTCGACTTGCGCCCGCCGGATGAACGCCGAGAGGCTCCCGGTCTTCAGCCCCTTCGGAATGGACTGGTTCACCATGCTCTGCGCGATCAGGTCGCGGATGCGGCGAGCCTGCGCGTCGGTTGCGCCCTTGACACGGAACGATCCGGACAGCGTGTCCTGCAACGCTTGCAGCCGCTTGGACAGGTCGCGGATGGCTTCCCGGCTCTCGGCCTTGGCGATGCGCTCGGCCAGTCGTCGCATCTTCGCCCGGATACGGCGAACCTCCAACCATGAGCGCGGGATACGGTTCCTGAACGCCTGCACAGCCTTCCAGTACGCACCGGGGCCGAAGCCAGCCGACGCAGCCGCGAATGTCTCCGGACGCTCCTCCGGCCATTCTCCGGCCTTCCAGTCGTTCCCCTGCTCCTTGGTGGCCGCGTGGGCCTGCGCTGCGCCCGCTAGGGCCGTCAGGGTCATCACCTGCCCTAGCACCTCGCCGTACCGCTCCCAAGCCTCGGCGGCATCCTCCGGCTCGTCGCGCACCTGCGCGGCTAGGGCCGCGAGATACCAACGCCGGACATCGGCGAGTCCGCGCCTGTAGATGCGCTCGAACTCCGTCACTTGCGACGGCGGGCCTTGGGCTTGCTGGCCTTGGTCTTGCTGCCGCGCTTCGCGTGCAGTTCGCCGCGTCGCTCCATGCTCTTGGCGATAGCCACCGCCTGATCCTGTGGATAGCCCTCACGGATCAGCAGCGCGATCTTGTCGCCCACTGGGTCGGCCTTCGCTGCTTGCTCGTCCTTGCCCTCTGCGCGATCTAGTTCGGCCACCTTGCGCTTTGCCCAAGCCTTTGCCGCATCTCCACCCCACAGGAGGTGTGCGATCCATCCTGCGGAATCCTTGCCCCATCCCTCGCCCTCGGCATCGACCGCATGGCGCGAGAAGAAAGAGTGCATGCGGCGCACCGTTGACGGCGAGAGCGTCTTGCGGTTCGACAGGTCGCGTGCGCGAGCCACGCCGACTTCCGTGCCGCCTCGACCGTGCTTGCGGCGGAGTTCCAACCCACGGGCAGCGGCCTCGGCTGCGCCCTTCGGAGGGGTTAGGTCAACATCGGACAGGGCGAATCTGTCCTTCTGAAACGGCTGGCTTTCGTCCGGGCCTGCATCTCCCGGCTCATCGCCCATCGGGCGGACATCAAGCGGAGGCATTCCGCCGCCGCCCATGCCGCCCTCGGACGGAGCCTGAAGCACCATCTCGTCATCCTCCGGCTCGGCGAGTCCAAGCACCTTGCGTGCCTCGCGCTCGCTGACGCGGCCACCCAACTTGGTGAACGCC